ATCTTGTATTGGAGTTCTATAGGGTGAGTCTGTTAAGTTATTAGCTGGATATATAATTCTTTGTACTCCTTGCATATCTATCCAAGACATACGTACATAGTTTACGTAATCTTGAGGTATTACTACACTTAAACTTGGTGGTATAGTTAGCTCTTGAGATTTTATACTCTTAAGTGTATCGTAACTAAATTCTTGCAATGCTCTTTTCGCATGGAATATTAAGTCAGTTCTTTTAACACTAGGTATTAATTTACCTGCTCCTACATATGCTACTATAAAATTATTAACTACATCATTTAAAGTTATATATTCATAACTTCCATAGTTTTGTTCTGTAGTAGAACCGTAAGCATCTCTATTACCATAACTTCCACCATCTAATCTTTTTAATTGACAAACTAAAACATGTTCAAATGGTAATGCTACTCCTAATGAAATAGTGTTACCAGTTACAGTGTAAGAGTTTGTATATTCATTATATGTCAATCCATCAATACTAGAATATAATTTAAAATTATTTTTTTGATAGTTAATATCTGTAGGATCAAAAGATCCAAATATTAAATCTGTATCAAAGGTAAAAGTAAAATCAGTTTCACCTAAAAGTTCTTTAACTACAAAGCCTTGTGCGCCTGCGTAATACTGCTGATTGGTTTCATTTATAACTGCCATTTATTAACTTTTTTTATTTACTTCTTTACCTTGAACTTGTTGACTAGCTACCTGTATTATAGCAGGATCTTCTATTATTATTCCAGAATAAGCCAATATTCTTAATATAACATTTGTTTGTTCTGATTCATGTAGTTCAAAATTTCTTGAACCTAAGCCAGTTGCAGGATCATAAAAAGAATCTTTATATATATATTGACCTGCACTACCTGTTGAAAAACCCCATATAGGACTAACAGGTTTTCTAATATAATCCACTGTAATATTGCTAGTAATACTAGTAGGATTGACAAATAAGATGTTTTGTAAATGATCATCTAAACTTGATCCTGAAGTATTTTGATTACCTCTATTCTCATATAAATATGTAGGAAAACTTTTTGTTGCTTTTGTTAGTGGAGATCTTTCTATGTTGTAGAAATCTGTTCTAGATAATCTTTGAAGTTCTATTTGATTACCTCTATCATCAGTGTATATCACAGTACCAAGTCTATAAAAATCAACAGTAGCACCATAAGCATCTATTTTTGGTAGTGTGAAATATTCTAACCCGGGTGTGCTCACTGTGTCGTAAGACGCATTACCAAATGTTTTAAATATAGCTAATTTCTCATCAAGATTCATTATTCTGTCTGAATAATCTGCATCTGCCTGAGGAACTCTCAACTGTTGATTTAAATCTTCAAAGTATTTTTCAAATATTTCTAATTGTACTTGACCACCTACTTTGTTAAATTCTGCTGGAGTTAGATAACCTCTCTGCTCTTTGTTTAATATAGACAGGACTGTTTGATATACAGTGTTTACGTTTATAGCCATACTTATTTAAATTATAATACACTAGGGTATCACTATTGGTGACACCCTAATATATTAGTATCACTTGTTTATATTCTTTTTTCTATAGATTTATAAACTTCTACACCTTCATCAGTTTTAAACCAAGCGGCTAAAGCTGAGTATGGGTTTTCATCAAATGGTACTGTAAATAATTTTCTATCATTTGAGCCCCAGTGAAAAGTTCTTTGATCTTGAGATAAATTAATTATTCTGGCTTCAATTGCTTTTATACCAAAGTTTCTTAATTGAACATTCTCATCATTAGCTAGGTTTAAAAATAAACCTGGTTTGCGTTTAGCGAATAATAATAAATCTCTTTTGAGTTCTTTAGATTTCATATTAGAAACAGCACTACCTTTTTCAACTCTTAATATAGCTTCTGCTTGATCAACGTCCATTGATTGAGCTGCATTTAATGCTGCTATTTCCATTTCAATAATATCTAAATCATCTTCTGCTTCTATAACAGCGTCAAACTCATAGTATTTTTTACCTTTTAATGGGTGATATAAACTTAATAATTTTTGTAAAATTTGATTCTCTTGTGGAACCGATAGCACTCCATCTCTAAAGGTAATATGCCCTAATGTAACTTCTCCTTTTTGTTCATCAACAAAAGGACTGTTCATATTAGTAGCGTATCTTAGTTCTCTTTGTGAATTTGATTTTGGATCAAAATACAATAAAGGACTTTTTCTTGTATGTTTACCTGGAATAGTCATTGTTAAAGGTTGTTTATTTCCTTTAATAATATATGTTCTAGGTTTTATTTCCCACTCTGGTTTCGTGGGTTTTGGAGGTGCAGTTTTTACCGCAACCTCTTGAGGTGCAACCTCAACAGCTTCTGCTTTAGCTTTTTTAGCCATAATATAATATAATTAAATAGTTTATAAAAGTAATAATTACCCCCGTTAATATAACGAGGGTAAAAATTACATTAGTATTGAGTAATTACACTCCTTTGAATAATACAAAGTTATTAGCAGCCTGAGTTACTAAACATCTTTCAGATAAGAAGTTTACAGTCATAGCATCTAAATCGCTAGTGAAAGCTCCACCAACAGATCCAGTTAACCAAGACTTCATACGTCTATCATCAGCTTGTGACGCTCTATATCTTACGTGTAAGAAAGGACGTCTAATGTTAGTACCTAAAATCTGATCGTAAACTGTACTTGTTCCAGCAGGAACTAATACACCTTCAATAGAAGCAGGTCCACTCATAGCACCACGAGTTGAAGCATCGTTTAAGTATTTCCAGTCAGTTTTGTAGAAGTCATAAGAACCTCTTCTGAATCCAGAGAAACCTAAATTTAATGCCATTTCCTCAGAGTTTTCGAATAAACCGAAAGCAGTACCACCAGCATTTCCATAAGATATAGAAGCTAGCATGTCATCAAAATCAAGATTAGTATTTCTGTTTAAGAATAACATGTTTTCTTCAATTGCTCCTTGAGTATCTAAGTTTCTAAGAATATCATCAAAGTCACTAATACCTGTTCCAGCAGAGAATCCAACTTGTACATTACCTCTATCTTCAATAGCAGCAAATAAACCTTCAGTACCTGTTACGTTTGCAATAGCAGAACCAGCACCAACTTGCTCACCTTCTACAACAGACATTTCTAGGTAGTCTTCAAATCTAAGTCTTGTTTCAGACTCAGCTTTTAAATACCATAAATATCCAGAAGTACCATCTTCAGTAGCAACTTCTACCCAACCGATCTGAGCAGTGTCAGAACCATTGATTGAATATTGGCTTCTAATAATGATTGGCTTGTTAGAAAACTGAGTAAAGTCAGGAGTTACTGTAGCGATTGGATAATCATTACCAGCAACAGCTACACCAGCAGCAGAAGGAGCGATTGTAGTGTTTGTTCCTTTTGGATATTCAGAACCGTAAACAAATATCTTTACGTTACCTACAAGACCTTCAGTAGCTAAACTAGCAGAACCGTAAGGTAATACATTAAGTACACCAGTACCACCCCCAGCAGCTGTTCTTAAATCAGAATCAACAACTAAACATTTTGACTCACCACCAAAATCATCCATTACGACAATAGTTTGTTGTGGTGAAACAACGTTGTTAATATCTGCAGCAACTGGAATAGTAATTGTATTCGCAGCACCACCGTTAGCACAGTTATCATATGCAATATGTAATCTATTTTGTTCAGACCAGATTACTTGGTCAGACGTCATTGGTAATTCAGCACCAACCATTCTTAAGAATCCAGATAAAGTTCTATTACCATATCTTTCAACTTCCTGCTCATAAAGCTCAGGTAAGTATTGTTGTGCGAAATTTCCACCAGCAGCGCCGTCAAAAGTCAAATAGTTACTCGCAAGAGTTTGTTGTACCTGCGATGGAACTATTGTACCAAATTGTGGATTTAAAATTCCCATAATTTAAAAGTTTTAATTAGTTAAATTTTCGTTTTTTAATTTTTAGTTTAGACGAATCCAAACCACTTATTGATTTTACTTTTAAACCATTTATAAAGACGTTTCCGTCGGCAACTTGCCTAGGCTTGTCACTACTTAGATTTTTAGAAGAATCGACAACGTTTTTAACACCGTCAGCTCTTCCTTGTTCGTAAAAATGATTAGCGATTTTATCCGCATTCATTGCAGCATAAAGTGCTTTGTGATAACCTGCAGGGTTAGTTACAGCTCCTTTTTCATCAATGTATTTACTAATGAAATTATTAACATCTAACTGTGACTTACCTACTTCACTTGGATTTTGAACTTTATATCTAAACTTTTTTTCACCTAAACTAAAATCAAAACCTTTGAAATCGTCGTTAAAAATTTGTTCAGTTTGCTTTTTAAAATCCTGTTGAAGGGTTTTCGCTTGCTCTTCTTGCTGCTTGTATCTATTGAAAAAGTCCGTGGCTTTCTGCTGTTCTTGGGTAACACCAGGTCTCAACTTGATTTCCTGGTAATATTTATCCTTCATAGCATCAAGCTCTAATCGAGCTTTAGCAACTTCTTCTTTGAAAGCCAATTTCTTTTTTCTAATTTCTCTTGGCTCATCAATTTCCTCATCATAAGAAAAATTATCCTCCATAATAAAGTTAATTTCTTCTTGATCTAAATGAGGTTTAGCTTGTTTATAGTATTCTTGTAATAATACTTTTTCGTTTACATTAGAATAATCATGATTTAATCTTACATAATCTTCTATTGTACCACCTGTTTCTGACATAAAGTCTACAAGTGATTGTACGTTTTCAGGTAATTCTTTACCTTGTGTAACTTGATCTTTAACAGCTTGCTCTGCTTCTTCATATAACTCAATAGTCTTTTCGTCAACTTCTTCTTCAGTTATTTCTTGTAAAGGACTTTCTAGTTTTTCTTCGGTGTCCCGTACTTTTTCAACCACTTCTTTGCTGTCGCCACTGTTTTCGGGCTTTTCGATAACAACATTGCTATCATCTGTCTCTTGTGCTTGAACGGCATTTTCTTGTTTTTTATCTGTTAAATCAACTTTAACTATATCCTCTACAAGTTCTCCTTGTGCTTCAGGTTTAGTTAAATCTACTTTTACTGGTTGTTCTTTTGAACTGTCAACCAATTTTTTAGGTTTTGTTTTCTTTCCTTTTAAAGAAAAGTCACCTTCTTGTTTGACCTCTTCGGTCGGTTTTACTTCTGACATAATATAATATTATAAAATTAAAAAATTATTTAGGACCAAAGGCTTCTAAACCAAAGTCACCTAAACTATCATTAGTAGATTCAAAATCGATAGGTGTTCCATCATTTTGTCTCTGCTGTATCATTTGAGACTGTTGAGTCCCTATTATTCTAGCTCTTTTATCTTTTCTATCTTCTATTTCTTTCTCTTTATTTCCTTCACTAGAGAATTTTTCTTTAGCAAGTTGAACATTATAATTAAACTCTTCAGCCATTAACTGTCGTTTAATTTCAGCTTCAGCCTGCATTCTTTGTATTTCAAATTGAGATTTGGCTTGTTCTAATTGCATTTTTTGATCAACTAAAACTTGTTGTTTTTGAGTTTCAGCTAATGCTGTTTGCTCTGCTAATTTTGCATTTGCTTGAGCTTGAGCCTGCATATTAGCTTGAGCAGCCTTTTGATCTCTTTCCTGTTTTAATCTACGTTTTTGTTTTAGCATTTGATTAGCTAACTTTAAATTGCGTATTTGTCTAAGATCAATAGCGTCTTCTAAATCAATACCACCTGATTGCAATGCAACTTGGATGTTTTGTTCTAGTTGAGCTTTTTCTTCTTCATCTGGTTCAAGATCTAAGAATATTCCAAAATCATGTAGATTTAAATTAGAAACTTCTCTTAACGTATTAACATTAAATGTTGATATAGAATTTTTTAAAGCTTCAGCTGTTAATGGAAAATTAAGAACATCAACTAATTTTTTAGATATATTCTCGCATAATCTTAACGTTAAATATAAACTAGCATTGTTAATATGCTTAGTCGCTATATTAGACTGTTGAGCTGCAATTTTTTGTAAACCAACCAAAGTATCTCTATCTGGTAAACTACCATCTCTAGCTTCGTTTAATCCTGTTACATCCCGTATCATTTGTACGTAGTAATTATAGGTATTTATTAAAGAACCTATTTTAGCTTGACCTGAAGAGGTGGATAATTCTTGAACAGGTACTTTACCAGCGTTCATAGTACCATCTTGAGTAAGTGATCTACCAACTACAGAACCAGTTTGAAAATACATGTTTAATGCTTCAGCTGGATTATAATTAGTTCCATTACCTAAATCAACTTCCGCTAACCCATCCATGTCTAAGAATACACCATCAGGAACCATTCTAGCTATAACCTGTTGTAGTTTTAAATGAGTTAATTGTATCATATCAGCAAAACCTATAGTTTTACTAACAATAGATTCTATTCTACCTTTATACATACGAGGTGCACAAATAGCATAATTCATTTCTACTTTAGTTGTATCAGCTAATGGCCTAGTCATGTTCTCAGCCATTTTCCAGCTAAGCATCATATCTGTTCCTAACACTTTTACACCCTCAAATAAAACCTCTACACTTCTTGAAACTTTATTAAAATTATCACTTTCTGGTGGATTAAAAGTATCTGGTTTTTCTAATGCTTTTTCTAAACCTTGATCTGTATGTTTTATTTTAAATACTTGATCCATATAAGTCTTATATTCAAAATATAAAACTTGAACAGTGTTTTCATCGTAAGCACCCCAACCGTAAATATAATTATTATTACTATAAGACTTTTGAATTTTTTCTAACGCGTCATCAGATATGTTTGGAAATTGTTGTTTTATTTCTGGAATAGTAACAGCTTTAACCTCTCCAACATAATATATATCTTCAAAATTAGGATCTTCTGTATATGAATAAATCATATAAGCAGGATCAACATAATCTAAAGTTATACCTTCAGCTGTATTGAAATTTGTTTTTGCAGCTGCAATACCTAATGTAACTAGATCATAATTTAACCTACGTTTAAGTAAATCGTATTTATTTTTATCTAACGTTTGTGTTATTGCTTCTTCTTCAGCTATCTCAATTGATTGTTTATAAGATAGTTGTAAATGAAGTTCCATTTCTTCCATTGTTTTAGGAAGATCAACTGCTGGTATATTTGTTTGTGATATATCTTGTCCTGTAGTAGCTTTTACTTCTTCTATAATATCTTGACCATACATATCCATAGCTAGTCTAGTAGCGTAGTCTGTTCTCTTTTTAACAGACATAGGATCATTAGCATAAGCTTTTATATCATAATCTTTATTAGAAATACCATTAGTAAGTATATCTACAAATTTAGATAATATAGGCACTGGTTTCCAATCTAAGTTTAAATAAGATAAATCACCATTTATAGATAATTCATCTTTATATTTTTGAGTTGATTGTTCACCTCTAGCATATAATCTACGAGTGTGATAATTGTTAAAGGTTGTTAAATACCTATTTCCATTAGTTCTACCTTGCGCAAACCATTCTGATTGTATAGCATCAGCAACCTGACTACCATACTTCATACTTAATTTTTCCTCCAAAGGTACCACCTGATTGGGAAAAGCGCTATTAGTATTATAATTTATATTCATTTATTTTATAATTTTCGAAACAATACCAGTGTTATCATATTTTTTTATACCCAAATCATAAGATATAACTTGTCTTTTTGGTACAGGTCTGTATCTATTTTTGTTACATGCCATTAAAGCAAGTCCAGAACTTATAGACGCATCATGCTTTGTTCTATTGTTTATGTTAAATCTACTCCAATCATTTAAAGTTCTTTGAAAATACATGTCTCCATAACCCTTATCTTGTAAACCTATAAAGTTTTCTATATAAGTTTCTATTGCAGCAGCGTGTGCTTGTTTTATATCTTCACTTGAGTTTGGTATACCTCCAATATCTCTTTCAGTAACAGATAACTTGTTATATATTTTGTCAGGTCTATTCATTGAAAAACCTCTATATCCTCTTCTTTTAAAATGATACAACAATCTAGGTTTATTATTTTCCGCTAATATAGGCATGCCATAAAAAACACAGGCCATAAGTACATCTTCAAAAAATATCTCTGCTGTTTGAGGTCTAGCTATATATTCTAAAAAGAAATGATTAGGTGGAACGTCTAGCATACTAAAACTAGTTAATCCATGCAACGAACCATTAGAACCTCTACTATCCACTGTTCCAGATATATCATAACTATCACAACCAAAAGCACCTAAATCCTCATTACCTGGATATTTAACCCCATTCTTTACTATTACACGATTTTGTAAGTTTTCAGGTGGAACCCAAGTTACTAAAAATCTGCCATTGCTATTTGGAACAAATATAACGCTAGTATCTTTTATTCCATCTCTCCATTGGAAACTACCTTTAGTAACTAAATTACTGTGTTTTAAATCTCCATTAAAATCAATTTGCTCATAAATTTTTGTCAAATTAAAAAGAGATTGCTTTGCTTCATCTCTAAAAGCATGTTCTTCAGTTCTTGGAAATTGTCTATAAAATTCATTTAAAGCATCTTGATCTCCTTTTAAACCGTTTACTTCGTTTTGCCAATATTCAATTACACCTAAATCTATTATATCTCCATGCGGTCCAACACTTTCAGTTTCTGGTGTTTCGAATACAGGTACGCCATAAGAATCAATGTATCCTTCGTAGTTCCATTCCATAGGTATGAACAAACTATATAATCCCGAGCGAGTCTGTCCGTTGCGGTTTCGTTTTGTAACGTCGGAGTCATAATATAGTTTTTTAAAGTTATCACCACCTTTGTCCAGCGCATTACAGGTACTACCCATCATACACTTTCCAATAATTCTACTACCTAATCGTAGTGTGGTTTTCGTAACCCTCCAGTTGTTGAGGATGTTGTTCGGACGTTCCCATTTACCCGATTCATCGTGGACGAGGAGTTTGAGTTTCTCTCCATCATAGGAGTTATCACCGGTGTTCTTCCAATCGATGGTCGTGTCAAGTCCCTGTAATTCCTGTTGGGTTTCGTCAGGGGTTGTGGTAAGTTTTCTACGGGTGAACTTACTGGCGGGGACACGGTAGGCAAGCTCGGTCTTTGGACGGTCCATTCCGTCCTGGATGGGTTTGAAAAAGAAGGGATAATTAACTGAAATTGGAACCACCTTGTCTGTGAACATCGTCTTTGCATCAGGACCGGACTTTGAAAGTATACCATACCTGGAGTCACTTGATATGGTTGCCATGTTGACCACCTCTCCAGAGGCCATGAAAGAAAACCCGGAACGCCTGTTCTTAAGGTAGCACATCCCATAGGATCGTGGATCTGCCTTGCAAGCTTCCCAAAAGATAAAGAATAATCTGTTTGCTTCCCTATAGTCTGGCTTCCCAACATCAATTTTGGACCACTGCAAGTACATAAAATGAGTACCACTAATGTAAGTAGCCACACCTTTATTATAGAACCAAAAGCCTTCGTCTCTGCGAGTAAATTCTTTATCAATGTAATCATACCATTTCTCCTTGAAATCAACAGGGTATCTCTCCCAATCAAATATCGTTTTTATTTTCTTTAATTCAACAGGTATAGGGGTTTGCTCCCAAGTATTAGACTTAAACTTATGTACGTCTTTTGGTTGTTTTGGTAGAGCTATTTTTAAATTTTGTATTTCATATATCTCACCTATTTGACCAGTCTTACTTATAACAACTACATCATGCTCTTTGTTATAACCATATTTCCATTTTTTATATCTATTGTTTTTTTTGATTATATGTGGTTTTATATAATCATCTAAAACTTTATAAAGATCTTGAGTATACATTATTTAGATCTACCTTCAGCAAAACCTTTAAAAGCTCTTTCTTTTTTAACTTCTTTAGGTTTCTCATTTAACATATTCTCTTCTTCTTGTATGCGTTGTAGTATTTCAAACGCATCAAATATAGCTAGTTTTTTTGTAGCGGCAGCGTTCTTAAGTCTGTCAGCTGATATATCATCATCTGAATCAACAATAGCTTCTTTAGCTACTTTGATTAACTCTTCAACTGCTTTTTGCCCAGCTTGGATTATACTCTTTTTGGTCTTCTTTATATCCATGTTCTAATAAAATATCATTTGATTTCATACAATACAAACGCTCACCGTCTATATTAAACTCCCATTCTGACCCAGCTTTATAAGTAACTATGTGTCCTGGAGTTATTCTTAGCTCTTCTAAGAAGCTATTACCTATTTTTAGTATACCAATATTGTTTAATTCTTTTTTGTTTAATAGAATATCTTTATTTTTAATAGGTATTATAAAGCACCTATCGTTTAAAGAGTTCCAATATTTATTTCTTTTATACAAATAAACCTGGTCTACACTAGCAAAATATAAATCATCTTTAAAATAAGATCTACTATTTGTCTGCTTACCTTGCATGTTATAAAATCTTCTAAAAATGTTTTGATGTATTACAACTATATCACCCTGTTTAACAGGCGTTGCAATAGCGAGAGGTGTTGATACTACTTCAGCAAATCTATTTACAAATTTCCAACCTTCAACTTTAGTATTTAAAACTAATTCCTTATCACCTATTTTTTTTGTATTAGAATATCTTTCACCTATCGGCTTAACGATAAAATCATACACACTTCTCATTAGTACTTAAGATCATACTCGATTGATATAGCCATGTTAGAATTAAACTTCTTCCAAGGTAATACCTCATCGTTCTTTTTTATATAAATGTTATATGATAAATCTTTATCTTCTAGCAGTATGTGAGATATAGTGTGCCCGCCATATACTTCTTGTCCAACAGAATAGTGCATGGCATCATTTTTATAATCAGATCCAATACTGATTTTTCTTATAATGTTGTCCATTTTACTTTTCTTTTTCTATCTCTGTATATGTTCCGTCTTCTAAATTAATATTTACTTGACCGTATTTTCCTTCTAAATCTTTTTTCGTTTCGTCTATCTCTTTATTAAGAGTTGCAACTTGGTGTAATAGACTATGTTTTTGAGTTTCTAAAACACCCATTTTAATGAGCATGTTGTTTAATTTTTCTTGTTGTTCTACAACTTTTGATAACTCATTTTCTTCGATTTTATTTAATTGTTCTGACATTTAATTTAATTTAATTATTATTGTTGGATTTTTTTGCTTTTTCCCAGGTACGCCCAACAAAATACGCGCCATACACCGTGATTAATAAAGACTGAAAAATCGGTATATATTCTTCAGCAACTTGAAAACCTCCAATATTACCATCAAAAAAAGATA